TGCGGAGTTGATGGAAAATAGAATCAATCTGGCAACCCTTGCAGAACCTTATGTTGGGAAATACTTCTCCCAAGATTATGTTCGTCGTAAGATCATTCGTCAAACTGATGCTGATATCCTGGAAGAAGATGCAAAGATTGAACAAGAAATCAAGGATGGTATTATCGTTGATCCTCTTGAAGCAGCAATGTCGGTTGACGGAATGCAACCAGGAATGCCACAAGAGGGGGCAGTTGGAACTGGTCCAGACTTAGGTCAACCTGTTATGGAACCTGATCTTGAACGTGAAGGTAAAAAGACCGTAGCCCCCGAAGGCGGAGAAATATAAATAAATACAGTCTCTTAATATATTACTAAACAATGGAAGAATTAATGGACCTTATGGTGAACGGTGAATCTCCATCTGAGGTTTCAGATAAAATCAAAGAAATTCTGTATGCAAAGGCAGCAGAAAGAGTTGATGAAATGAAACCAGGTGCAGCATCATCACTCTTTGGTAGCGATGATGAAGAATTTGAAACCGAAACTGAAATCGAATCCGAAACCGAGGAGGAATAATGGCTCATAATCCAATAGTGGGCACTGGCACATATTTTGCTAGTGCAAATGGCACATCTACCTCTCAACCATTTTCGGTTCGTTCAGATTCTCTCAGAATCAGTGCGGTAGGGTCACAAGATATTAATGTTGCTATTGGAACAAATCCAACTGCAACTGATTTAGATTATGTAATCGTTGCAGATTCTTCCGAAACTCTTTCTCTAACACCAAAGTCACAACCAATCAGCGGAATCACCACAGGTGCTTCAACTGTTTATCACTTCCCAGAAGGAACTGGAACGACTTTCAATGTAGGTGACACCGTTACGATCACAGGTATCACACCAGATTCACTGAACGGAACTCATCTTCCTATCGAAAGAGTTTTAACCTCAGCATCTCATGCTACTGGTTACTATTCAACAAGAGTTGTAGTAACAAAAGATACTTCAAGTGCAACAGTTTCTGGTGCATCAACAGCAACCTTCAATGGTTCTGAGATGAGAAACTCACTTAAAGTTTCTGCGAAAGCAGGCGGAACAGGTACAAACGTTCAATTAATCCAAGTCCAAACTAGCGGTATTTCCTGATGAAACTTATCACAGAAGAAATCGAATCAGTTGAGTTTCTTGTCGAAAACAAAGGTGGCAAGAAACAACTTTATATCGAGGGTGTTTTCCTTCAAGGAAACATCAAGAACCGCAATGGGCGTATGTATCCTATGGAGACACTTCGCCGTGAAGTTGGAAGATACAATGAGAATCATATCCAGAAAGGACGTGCTCTTGGCGAACTCGGTCACCCCGAAGGTCCAACTGTAAACCTGGATCGTGTTTCCCATAAGATTGTATCACTCAGAGAGAGTGGTTCTAACTTTATCGGTAAGGCAAAAATCCTCAATACCCCAATGGGTAAGATTGCTGCCTCTCTGGTAGAAGAGGGTGTCAAACTCGGTGTTTCTTCCAGAGGAATTGGTTCACTCAAACTCACAAGAGAGGGAATCAATGTTGTTGGGGACGACTTCATGCTAGCAACCGCAGCTGATATTGTTGCAGATCCTTCTGCTCCTGATGCTTTTGTTGAAGGAATCATGGAAGGAAAAGAGTGGGTATGGGACGGTGGAATCCTTCGTGAGAAGTATGCTGCCAAAACATACGCTCAGATCAACACTCTTGTTGATCAAAAACAATTAGATGAAAAGAAATTAAGTCTCTTTAATGACTTTTTGCAAAACATCTAATTATAAATAAATAAAGATAATACCAAATTAGGTTTATTTCAAATGTCGCGTGGAAATTTACAAGAAATGGAAGTAAAGACACAACAGTCCCGCACCGCCGTTAACTCAGGTGCCAAAGCGGGCGATCCAATGCCCAAAATGGCAGACCCTGGAACACAACTGGCAAGTGTAGAGGATCTCGGTGGTCCTACTCCTGAAAACTATCGTTCCGATGACGATAGTGCCAAACTGAAAACACCAGGCGGCACATTAAAGCAGGTCAGAGATGTTGTAAACAAAGGTGCCAAAGGTGCCGATTCAATGCCTACCATGAAAAAAGAAGAAGAAGAGTTCGAAACCGAAGCAACCATCGAAGAGGACCAAGAGGTCACTGATGAGGTTGTTGAAGAGGAAATCGACGTTGAAGAGGATGTTAATGCTCTTCTCGGTGGCGAAGAACTCTCCGAGGAATTCAAGGAAAAGGCAAAGACCATCTTTGAAGCTGCTCTGAAATCCAAAGTTGCAGAAATCAAAGAATCTCTGGAAGAACAGTATGCTGCTGCTCTCTCCGAAGAGATCGAAGAAATGAAGACCGAACTTCAAGAGCGTGTTGACTCTTACTTGGAGTATGTCGCTGATGAGTGGCTCCAAGAGAACGAACTCGCTGTTGAGCGTGGTCTCAAAACCGAAATGACTGAATCCTTCCTGGAAGGTATGAAGTCACTTTTTGAAGAACATTATGTGAGCATCCCTGAGGAAAAATATGATGTCTTGTCTGCGATGACAGACAAGTTAGATGACATGGAGACTAAACTCAACGAGCAAATCGAGAAGAATATTTCCCTCAATAAGCGTCTGGCAGAGTCAGTTGCTGATGGAATCCTCTCCGATGTTTCTGAGGGTCTTGCTGGGACCCAGAAAGAGAAGCTCGCTTCGCTTGCCGAAGGTGTAGAGTTTGAAAGTGAAGACTCGTTCAGAGAAAAACTGACCACCCTGAGAGAATCTTATTTCTCTAACACCAAGTCAGTATCTCACTCATCAACTGCTGATACGATTTCTGAGGGTGTAGATCATACCGAAGCACCTACTGCTGGTGGTATGAACTCATACCTGGATATTCTCAGCAAGATGAATTCTAAGTGAATTTAACATTAATCAAACGTTCAACTTTTAGGTAAAAACCAATGTTCCAATCCGAGCATCTGGTAGAAAAGTGGAAGCCTCTTCTCGATCATGATGGTGGCATCAAAGATGCACATCGTAGAGCTGTAACCGCTGTTCTGCTGGAAAACCAAGAAAAGTTCCTCCGCGAGGAAGCTGCATTCTCATCAGGTCACTCCCTGATGGAAACCCCAACCGTCAACACCAATAGCAGCACTGGTGCTGCTGGTTTTAGCGCCGACGCTACTGCCGCTGGTCCTGTTGCTGGTTTCGACCCTGTTCTGATCTCCCTGATCAGACGTTCAATGCCTAACCTGGTTGCTTATGACCTGGCTGGCGTTCAACCAATGAACGGTCCTACTGGACTGATCTTCGCAATGCGTTCACGCTACGCTGCTCCTGGAACCCCAGGTATGAGCGGTGCTGAGGCATTCTATAACGAAGCAGATACTGCCTTCTCTGGCATGGATCATGGCTTCGACAACACCAGCTACTTCTCTGACGTAGCTGCTGGTTTCGGTACTACTTCACAGTCTGGCACCAATCCTTCCGTTCTGAACCCTGTTGGCGCTGCTACTTCAACGCAGTACAACGTTGGTCAGGGCATGGGCACTGCCGACGCTGAGGCACTGGATGGCACCACCACCAATGCCTTCAACGAGATGGCATTCTCGATCGAGAAGGTCACCGTTACTGCCCGTTCACGTGCTCTGAAAGCTGAGTACTCACTGGAACTGGCACAAGACCTGAAAGCAATTCACGGTCTGAACGCTGAGGCTGAACTCGCCAACATTCTCTCCACTGAGCTTCTGGCTGAGATCAACCGTGAGGTCATCCGCTCGATCTATAAGGTCGCTGAGCAGGGTGCTACCGTCAACACCGCTACCGCTGGTGAGTTCAACCTGGACGTTGACTCCAACGGTCGTTGGTCTGTTGAGAAGTTCAAAGGTCTGCTGTTCCAAATCGAGCGCGACGCTAACGCAATCGCACAAAGAACTCGTAGAGGAAAGGGCAACATCATCATGACCAGTGCCGACGTTGCGTCTGCTCTGACCATGGCTGGTGTTCTGGATTACACTCCTGCTCTGAATGCTAACCTGAACGTTGATGACACTGGCAACACCTTTGCTGGTACTATCAATGGTAAGTATCGCGTCTACATTGACCCATATGCTGCTAACGTTGCTGCTAACCAGTACTACGTTGTAGGTTATAAGGGTTCTTCACCTTATGACGCTGGTATCTTCTACTGCCCATATGTTCCTCTCCAAATGGTTCGTGCCGTTGGTGAGAACAACTTCCAGCCTAAGATTGGCTTTAAGACCCGTTACGGTCTTGTTGCTAACCCATTTGCTGAGGGCACTGAGCAGGGTCTTGGCAGACTCCTTGCCAACCAGAACCGCTACTATCGTCGCGTCAAGGTCACTAACTTGATGTGATATAAATATCCTTTGTGTGAAGGAAGTGCGAGGGACCCGAAAGGGTCCCTTTTTTTATCTAAATAATATGTTACTTATATGAGGTGATCGTGACCTTGTATGCCACGTGAATGGAATACCTCTTTTAGGGAACCGTGGAACCCTATCATAAAGAGGTGCCTTGATGGAGTAGATCTCCACACAGAATTATATCTTGATACAAATGATCCCTTCCACGAAAAACAGGCAGAAAAATTAAGAGATTACGTAAGAAACCTCAAAGATTGGATACACGAAACAGAACCAGAAGCATTTCATAGAAAATAACTCATGGCACGTTCAATATACGATAAGCAAATACAAAATAGGAATTACCTGGCACCAACAGGTTTTAATTTCACTTTGCAACGCTGCCCCAAAGTAAGTTTCTTTTCTAATACAGCACAGATTCCTGGTATTGATCTTGGTGTTGCAACTCAACCAAACTATTTGAATGATATTCCAAGACCAGGTGAAAAGTTACAGTTTTCAGATTTCAACCTAAGATTTCTGGTCGATGAAGATCTTAAAAACTACATGCAGATTCAAAACTGGATGAGAGGTCTTGGTTTCCCAGAAAGTTTGGCAGAGATATATTCGGAATACACCGAGTATGCAGAACTATACAATAGAGAATTTAACAGATCGGAAGAACTTTTATATTCCGATGCTACGTTAGAAGTTTTAAATAGCACAATGAATCCACAGTTTCTTGTGAAGTTCAAAGGAATGTTCCCGATATCCTTGACAACTTTGGATTTTGATGCTAC